CGGCGGGAGGGTGCTCGCCGTCGGTGTCCCGGCGGAGGGGGTGACGCTCCAGTGGTCAGGCGGCTCCAGGGCCGTGCCCGGACAGCTCTCCTACAGGTGCCCCCTGTCGTGGACGCCGTTGGATCCGCTGGACGCGCTGAACAACTTCGGGCAGCGGTCGATCCTGACGGCGCTGATCGAGGATCGGACCGGGCGCCGCTGGGAGATCCCTATGGGACATTTCGTGCACACCACCTGGAGCACGGGCAATGATTCCGTGACCGTGACCGCCACCGACCTCATGCAGCTGCTCGAAGACAACCCCGCCCCGTGGGGGTCCTCCCCGCCGGAGGACGCCACCACGTTAGGTGAGTTGCGCCGTCTGTCCGACAATGTTGTGCCGATTTTCCTGGAGGACAACGTCTCGGATCGTCCCGTACCCCGAACGTCTCAGTGGGGGACCTCCCGGACCGAGGCCGTTAGGAAGCTCGGGGAGTCTCAGGGTTTCGCCCTACGGGCGGGCGGCGATGGGGCGCTGCACGCCTACGCCACACGGCGGACCACACGGCCCGACGTCATCTACTCGGCTGAGAACGGGATGCTGGTGAACGCCCCTCGGGCGCCCCGCTCCGGCGGTCGCCGCCCCAACCGCTGGTACTCGACCGGCACCAAGCAGGGGCAAGGCGACAAGAAGAACGAAGAGAAATGGACCGCTGTCAGGACGATGACGGCCCAGCCCTACGAGCCCGAAGGGTATGGCTGGATCACCGCCCACAAGGAGGTCTCCGGCGCCGAAGACGAATTCGCCGTCGAACAGGCGGCCGATGCTCTGATGCAGGCCGATCTGCAGTCGGCACAGTCCCGTTCCCTGGAGGTCGTGCCCGACGCACGCATCGAGGCCGGCGACGTCGTCGGGGTTGTAACTGAGGAGCGGGAGCATTTCGCCGGTATAGTTACTGCCTATAACCTGCCACTGACAGAGCCGGACAAGACTATGCGCATCGACATTAACGTGCTGGAGGAATGATGGCACATCGTGTGAAGCCCTCTCTCCTCATCGACACGGTTCCGAGCACCCGACGGCAGCCGGGTACGGGGACGATCGCCGTCCCTCCGGCCCCCGTGTCTTGGACTTACGGGAAGATCATCAACACCCCGAGTACTGACGCCTCGCTCCCGCCGGGCTGGGTCGAGGTGGGCATACCCTACGGCAACCCTGTGTGTAAGTCGGTGGGGGAGTCCGACGGTATCAGTACGTGGGTGGGTGCCCGGGTCATGGTCATCCTGGATACGTCGGGCCGGGTCGTCAAGATCAGTGATCCGATCGCTGAGCCGGGCCCAGACGACAACGTCGAGTACCTCGGGCAGTCCGGACGGCGACTCAAGCGGGCGCTCGACGACGCCGTGAAAGCCCAGCGGGCTGCGGAGCAGGTCCGTGACAACGCTCGTGAGGCGGAGAACAAGGCCTCGCAGGCGGCTCGGGATGCGGCCAAGGCCCTCAAGGTCGGC